CCCGCTACGGCAGGACGCGCCACTTTTTTTCCTGCTTCTGGCTTTTTCCAGTCAGTGAATTGCTGATCGGAACTTGCAGAGCAGTAAATAAAATTAGTTTTTGACATATTATCCTCAATCTATATTTATTAGAAACAAAAAACCCGCCACAAATTGTAGCGGGTTTTATATAGAAATTACAAGTAATCTCTATAGTCCAGACTGACGATAAACCGCGAAAGGACGTTTACACATTGAACCCGCTGTTGCATTAGAGTGGCTTTCTAAAAAGCTTTTAGCTTTCTGCTCTACGCCATTCAAGCGAAACTTAGTAGGTACAATCTGTGCCCATGTTGCGCCGTCATCAGTTGACTCATCAATGACTTTTTCAGCAAAAGCGTACATCACATTTGCGCCACCGTTGGCAGCGTTAAACTGCGGCACAGAGACAATGCGAGTTTTAGGGTAGTTTTGCATAATCCACTCATAAACGGAGTTGCCAAAATCGGAAGTAGTTGACAAGAAATCAACAACATCAGAGGCAATGCCAAGTGTTACTTCGTTTTCTTTGGCGTCTACATTGTCACCAGACTGAGTGCGCAATCCTTGGAAAGCGGTCAGAATGTCTTGCTGCATTTGCAAGTAGTCTGAAGCTGCCCAGTTTCCGTTAGGAGCGGCGTTATATGGCAGTAAGTTAGGATCGTTTAAGATGCCGTATGTGCGGTTTGCGCCGTTGTTGTAGCCGTTGAATGCAACGTTGTTACGCTGAATCTCTAAAGCCAAGCCAGAGCCTTTACGCTTAGAGTCAGTGCTATTAACATTCATTCGGCTAGCGCGGGCCTCTTCGCGGTTACCTACCTCAAAACCACTCTCAAATGGAATAATTGTGCGCTGTTCCCAGTTCACATTCCATCCTGAATAGTTGGTATTGGTCATGTCGCCGTAAGGAATAGCCAGGCCAGTCATTTCTAAAACACCCTGTACTACCTCTTCGTCCTCAAAAGAACCTGCTACCATCATGCCGATTAAGGCGTCGGCTTTGCGGGCTTGCGTCATAACGTTTACAAAGCCAGGCATCCATTCTTGCAAAAACTGAAGTGGAGTAGCTGTAGAAGCAGTTGTGACAGTAGGCTCTAAGGAATCTGCCGCGCTCATGATTTGACGCGCTTGAGCTTCGGAAATATCAATTCCAGCAAGCTTCAAGTGTGGCAAAGATGCTGCCACGTCTTGAGCGGTCATGTTAATTGGTTGCTCAGCCTTTCTAGGTGAAATGCTGTTATATACAATTGATTCGGTTTTCATTGTTTAAACTCCCTAGATTAAATGGCGTCTACAGCTGGAATAACAGGTACATCGAAATGCGCTACAGCAAGCTGGGCACCGCCCGCATCCGCTGTAAAACGTCTGATTGTACCGTATGCGTTTTGAGTACCACCTGGCAAAAGAGTGCCTGGAGCTACTGTTGAAAGTACGCCGTCTGCTTCTGCGTAAACTACGGCATCACCGATAGCCGCATCGGCTGGAACAGAGATAATCAGCTCACCTTCTAGCAGACAAGATACTTGCTCATTTGCTGCCACATCAAGGCTGGCCTCTAATGGATTCCCGTTAGAGCCTTTATTAACAAGCTCTTTAGGGTTAAAGATAACGCCCGCGAGTACAGCACCCGCAGCGCCACCGGGAGTACATATACCCTCGGAAACTACAGACATCATACGAGCCACTTCTGTTGCGGTATCTACCGCGAAAGGCTCAGCTCTTCGTGCCTGATTTGAATATAAATCACCTGGAACGCCGAAGCCTTGTTTAGCACTTACTTGAGATTGAAAAGTCATTCTTTCTTCTCCTGCTGGTTAGTTTGAATAATGCTTAGAGATTAAACTTTCACCGTCTGCGCTTCGGCTATCTCCACAACCTACGGTAAAAGTAGCTTTCGGCTTAGCTTCTGAGCTTTTTCCTTTCAAGAAAGCTTTAAGGACAGAAGGCTCTACAGAGTCTAGGCCAAAATGGTCACAACCGTACTTAACAACGTCAACCAGAGTCATTTGCTCATGGCCAAAGTCACCAGAATGTACGGAAATTTGAGCGGCTAAATTGTTGCGCTCGTTTAACTCAGCGAATAATTCTTGTTTAAGGTTTTCCCGAACTACGGCAGAGTCCATACCTTCATAGTCTCTACGGCTCTTGGATTCGTCACCCTTCTTGCCGCCGTATTCGTCCTCGCCTTCATAGTCGCGACGACTTTTAGACTCATCACCTTTTTTGCCACCAAACTCATCTTCGCCTTCGTAATCTCTGCGGCTTTTAGACTCATCGCCTTTTTTACCGCCGAATTCGTCTTCGCTTGCGCTATCTTCTTTGACGACTTCTTTTACTTCCATATCCATGCTTTGGATAGAGCGAATTGCTTCTAGGGCTTCTTTGAGCATGTCTACCAACTGCTTAAAGTGACCGCCTTCGGTTTCTTCTTCCTTAATTTCCACTTCTTCTTCCATTGCATCCAAAGAGGCAATAGTGTCTGAAAGCTTTTTGATCTGTTCATCTCTTTGCTTCATCAATTCTGATTTGGCCATTTTTTTTAGCTCCGCTGAGTCAAAAGTAAATTTGTGATCCGCCCATTCTGCCCTCTGTTACTATAGCAAGATGATTACCGCGTATATCACGCTGGATCGCATCATACTTAATGCCGTCAAATATACCACTAACAAACTCATAACTGCAACGATAGCCCAGCGATATGTCTTTTTTGACATTATCCACAACATCTTTGATCCGCTCGGTGTAAAACTTAATGTTGCCTTTTAGGAATCCGTCATTTTCATCAAAGTATATACCCTCTCCGGTTGTGCCTTCTATCTCTTTGTCTTCCGCTGGTGTCATGCCATCGTCTTTGCCAAGCATTTCATGCTCATTGATAATGGGAACCAGCTTGAAGGACTCTATACATTTGGGGTCGCTCAGCTCTTCTGCGGGACGGTATACTTGATAGATACGGTTAGGATCGCCGCCAATAGAGCTACCGGAATAAGGAAAAACCCCAACACGACTGATAGGATTATCCTTAACCTCAATATAACCGTTGATGTCAGGCGCTCTAGCAGAGCTATCACTGGCCGAAACTCCAGCCAGGTAATTACCAATAACTTGTGCAACGCCGGGATGAAGGGGAGCTGGTAAAGATCGAATAGGAGCCCATACATACTCTGTATGCTCTTCGTTAAGAGAGGGTATAAACATTTCAGGCGATTTTGACAAAAAAGTAACATACTCAAGAGCGCCGTTATCCATTCTTGATATTTCCGCAAGATCGCTTGGTACATAATAGACCTCTTCTAGTGATTCTCTAGTTGCTGCGCTTTTAAATGTTTCGTTTAATTCTAATTTTCCGCCGGGTATTCCCCAATGGCCGGGGAAGTCTCCACCCTCTGCGCGCTTAATTAAAAGCACGTGGCCGCTTTCTTTTGTGTCTCCATAAACATAAAGCACACCGGCCGCCTTTACTGACTCATCTTTGCCCGCTTCGCTGTAAGCGATTGCAGCGGCTTGCTTGTCAGGGAATCCCGCGCCTTTCAGTTCTTTTATGTTTCTTGAGATAACCTTTTCTGAGCTACCTTTTTCAAGCGGCATAGTCTATACCTCTTCTCCGTCTTCAAATTCTATTACAGGCCGATAAACACAACCACAATAAGGCAATTCGCCAGGCTGTACGTATTTCTTTACCTCGCTATCATACACGCCTTCGCTTAAATTAAAAATTTTTCCATCCATTTCTACGTGAGTATGACGGGGATGGTTTGATCCGCCTGAGTGTATCCACTCGGCTTTAGTGATCCCTATTTTTTCCATCCGGGCGCGGTTGATGCCGTTATACACTTTTCTTGTCTGGTCTTTGGCTATGTTTAAGGCTCTCCGGTCACTCATCCCCTGGTACTTTTTCAAATCTTTAAACAAGCTTTGTAATCCGCCTTTTGTGGGACTTGTGATAGAGCGCATCACAGAGCCTTCAACCCTTTTGATAGAGCGCATCACAGAGCCTTCAACCCTTTTGATATATTGTTCAGGTATCGACTTGATTAATGAGACATTTTCAGCAACGCTAGCTTTTATCACTTCGTTAATTTCGGGGCTCGTTACATTAGTTTTGATGGACAATCCGCCTGACATCTCTTTGAGGCTGCTGTGTAAGTTTGACCGACTTACCTTGTCTTGCTCTTTGATCATTAGCCCTGAATAGTACCGCGCTTTATCCCTACAGAGCTTTTCGTATTTTCTGGCTAAAGAGTTAATCAGTATTCGAGCCTGGCTACTGAGACTATCATCTGTACCAGTTGCCTCAGCATACGCTTCTGGCGTAAAAAGTTTTTTTACTTCCTTTTCTGTTTCTTTTGCCATCTGATCAACCATGCGCTTGATTTGGCGACCGTATCGCCTCTCTGCAACATGATTAGAATGTAAAGAGCTACCCCTTATGGCTGCTGTCGGCTTAAATCTATCAACCCATCTTTGCTTCTTTTTTGTTAATAGCTTCACTATCTAGTGCCTCAAAGTTTTCTGGATAAACTTTTGTATAGGTTATGTTTGCCGGGTCTCCGACTTTTAGGTCAATCTGTAGACGAGTACAAAAGGACAAATCCTTTTCAATCTCTGGATAGGCTTCGACCAGTTTCTCGATTATTTCATTCGATGATATTAGTTTCATTTTCACTATATGGGTCTACGTCTGTAAAATCCTCATACTCTTCTATCGAGTCATGACCGCTGTTAGGGTCTTCTGTGACGCGGCTATAAATCATTGCGCCGTCAATTCCACCAGCGTTTTTAAGGTTAAGGTCAGTCTGTGAATTAATCAGATTGACGTTTGCGCGCTGCTCTTCGGTCAATGCGTCTAGCTCATTCCACTTGATGGTGATGTTTAGATCATCCTCTTCTAGCATTTCTGATTTTTGGAGTATTCGGTAATAACGATCAAGGAAAGGCTCCAAATGATCTGACTGTATTGACTCTAGGTCCTCTCGATAGTTTTCTGACATGTAGCTGCCATCTGAACTAAGGGCCGAAGTATCAACAGACGACTCCAAAAGCTTAGAGGCTGGCACACCGGCTGCGGAGGCTACCAGTTTATATTGGTCAGTAACATTGGCGCTTAAGTCGCTCAGGCCTGTGTCATGCTGCTCGTATCGCTCCTCTTCTCCTAGAAGCTTAATGCCGTAGTTATCCTTGTAATACGCCCATGCTCTTAGCTTGTCCTCAAGTTTTTGACAATTAGCCATTGCCTCTTCCATATCGGCAAACATGACATTGGTGCGCTTGGTAAAAATAAGCTGCGGCACTTCGTCTGCGCATCGCTCGGCAGAATAGACTCTTTCGTATATTTGCTGAGTAGTAGACATTCCACCATAAAAATATGTGGGCTTTAATACATCAGCCACCGGATTAGGGATAAAGGTTACAACGTGACTTTTGTGTATTCTTAGGCCGTCAACCCTCCACCATGTAGGCACATAAAAATCTTTGTTTAATGTGCTTGAGCTTGCCTCCATGCTTAACTCTGGAGTGATCCAGTAAGGGTCTATTTGACTTATCCCCTTAAAAGAGCCTGGCTTGACTCCCTTGATGTTAAAAGGTTTTTCGTAGTCTATCCCATCAATAAGAAATACCGCGCAGCGTATGCCAAAAACTCGACCGTAGTTAATAAATTCAATCAAGTTTTTCTTTATTTCATACTCTTTGTCTAAGGCTCTTATTTTGTCTCTCTTTTCTGCTGACAGCTCTGCGCCGCCGTTAGTAGTTAATTCCCATCCTTTCCTTACTGCATCTTCAGCAGGCATCGCGCAGGCTTTAGATATGAGCCAATTTTGAGCCAGTAACGCGCATCCTTGATAACCGATAAAGCCTTGAGAGCCATACCAGTCAGTGACCATCCGTCCTACTTGCAACTCACCGGAAGCATCAAAAGTAAAAACCTTGTCATGCATCTCTTTTGCCGCGCCATCCATTGATGAAACTACCGCGCCGGATTCTTTAGAGGAGGTGGGCACCAAAGCGCGAGGGGTCATTTTGTTAAACATTTCCTCGGTGGCACTTGGCTCAAATTCTGATCTAGATGGAATCGAATCAGGCAAAAGAGATAAAATACCCTTTTTCTTTTTAGGTTTTTCTGTTACTGGTTCAGGTTCTTTTTTATTAAAAGGCCACATTGTCAACTCCCTAAAAAGGTTTTTTTGCCGGGCTTGATCTTTTTATCAAGTCCATAGCGTATAGCGTCGATACAGTGATTGTGTTTATCGACTATCACTGGTAGTACTTCCTGGGTTTTTTCGTCTACTTTGTAAGAGTAAAGCTTAAACTCCTGGGCGGTATTCTTGCACCTGGAATGAATTATAATCTTTTTGTAGTTACCCCGCAAAAAAGCAATACCATCTTCAACCGAGCCTTTCCATTTTCTACAGGCTTTCATTTTAAAAAACCCGCGCTTTCTGTTGTTCATGTAGCTGATTGTTTCTGGCCTTGCGTTGTCGGCATAACTTGGCCAAGCTCTAAGCGTTTCTATCTGGTTGTCAAAAAACTGCGGCAGATCATCTGTGTCTACGTGTAAGCCGTATGCCTCTCTATCTATAAATAAATACAAACAGCCCTCAATCTCTTCCTCATACATTCTGATTGCGGCGGTGGGATCGCTTGAAAAGCCCCAGTCTACGCCATGAAAAAACCTAGCGTTTTCAGGGGTTTCAAAATCTCTTACCTCATACTTGCCACCAAATATAACCGCCTCACTTATCTTTTTGGGCTCACCTTCCCACACATGCAAATACGCCTCATAGTCACATTGCTTGAGGTATTCCATTTCCGCTTTTAATTCTGTTTGTTCAAAAAACGGATTCTGATCATAGTTAATTTTTTTTACAATCGAGTCGGGTGGAGTATTAATTACAAACCTTTGATAGGTTGGGTCTTCTTCTTCTCCGGTATTAAAGCTTACCCATATTTCGGAGCCACTCTTTCGTATGGTAGGAATGAGAATAGACCAGGACTCATTGCTTACCATTTGCCCCTCTTCTACCCAACATATGTCCACGCCTTCGGTAGATTTTATCTCCCATATATTCCTACGCAATCCTTTAAATAAAAAAAGGGAATCGTTTGTAGTGCTGGCTATGCTGTTGTTTGTTATATGGAAACGGTCTTGCAATTCCATTTCATGAATTTGATCTATAAGCAGCCTGTAAACTGAATCATTGATCGAGGTTTGGTATTCCCTTGCGCATAAAATCCTTACGTGCGCGGAATCGGCTAGCCTAATAAGTGCTCTGGCAAATTCCCAAGACTTACCCGCCCCTCTTCCGCCATACCCAATCTTGTATCTGGCTGGCTCATATAAAAATTGATAAGCAGGATTAAGCACTTAAAAACGTTGTATAAAAAAAAGATATTATACAACAAATAACCCATAAAATCACGCGACCTTCGGCGCGTGTTTAATCTTTTAAATGCGGCGATACCAACCGCCAATCTGCTCTACCCATGTTGCTATCAGCATTATCTCATGTTCGTTAAACCCCTTTGAGGTTAAATAGTGGCGGGTAATTTCCCCTGCTAGGCACGTCTTTGCTAACTTATTCAGTATATGCGCCTCAGTCTCAGAGAGTTTTACACCGTCAAAAACTGTTTCTATTTCATCATCAGGGTCTTCTTTTAACCAGCATGTTTCCATAATAAATTCCTTAGCATTTAACAATTCATTCAAAAATGACGGCGATAAAGCCGCCGCCTTTT